TTGTATACTACAGAAGTTGAATGTGAGATAGCTAAAGCTGAATATCTAAATGCGTATGAAAACAAAGGTAGGGATTACAAAGATTTAATAGTAACAGAAGCATATTGCATTCCCTTTAATGCCTTTCCATTAATCAAGGCTGGAATTGAGGCTTGAGATGGCTGAACCTACCCAAACTAATCGTGAGGACATAATAAAGATTAATGGGGAGCTACAATTGATCCATCAGAAGCTGGACAATCACATTACACATATGAGTGCAAAGATTGATACCATCTTCAAGATTGTTTGGACGGTGTCTTTCATGGTCCTTGGCTTAATCCTTAAAGCTATATATTCAGGTCTTACCGTCTAACTTCATGAAGTTCAGAGGACATAAAGTCCTTGTGATAGGGGATACACATGACCATCCCAATCTTAATAAGGATCGTTTCCTATGGATCGGTAAACATATTCTGAATATCAAGCCTGATTATGTAGTACACATTGGAGATGTCAGTTCTTTCGATTCACTTTCTTCCTTCCAAGCAAATGATACCCAACAGGGCAAACTCAAGGATGCCTTTATGGTGGATATCAATTCCATGCGCCAAGCCTTATCATTAATTAACAAGGGTATGGGTAGCTATCAAGTGCCAAAGCATTGTACCATTGGCAACCACGAAGTTCGTGTTCATAAGTTTGAGGAAAGGATTCCTGAAATAGAGGGTATTATGAAACACCAGCTCTATGAATCATTCTCCATGTATGGATGGACCATTACAGAATATGGAGATATATTTTTTATATCAGGTGTTGGATTCACCCATGTACCTAAAAATATTATGGGTAGGGAATATAGTGGACGCAATGCAGAAATAACAATAGCGAATGATCTTGTCCACGACTTAGTGTTCGGTCATACGCACAAAGATCGTGACTGGAAAGCCCCTAAAATAGGGGATAAACAGTATATTCGTGTGATTAATGTCGGTTGTGCGTTGCCAATGAATCATGTAGAGCAGTATGCTAAATTAAATATGACTGGCTGGAGCTATGGTATAGTGGAATTATCCATATGGGATAGCCATGTTCAAGAAAAAAACTTTGTGTCTATGGACAGATTGGAGAGAAACTATGGAAAAGATTAAATACTTTTGGAAACATCTAGGTAAACCAGCAAAAATATTTATGGTTGCTGTAACTATTCTAGCTGTATATCTTATAATCAGACAAATATTTTAAATAAACAAATTATTACAGAATGTTACAACTCCTAGGAGCTATTGGACCGATAGCTAAACTTATAGCAAAGACTATTGACAAGGCTGTACCTGACAAGGATTTAAAAGAAAAACTCAAACATGAAATAAATACCCAGCTTCTTACTTCAGGAACAGAGGAGATGAGGGCTGCATCTAAAATCATTTTAGCTGAAGCCCAAAGTGGTTCATGGCTGACAAATTCATGGAGACCGGCACTCATGTGGATTTGTATAATCGTCATCTTCAACAACTTTATACTCATGCCATTCGCCAATGTGATCTTTGGTACAAGTTTAATACTGGAGATACCTGATCCAATGTGGAATCTACTCACCATTGGAATCGGAGGGTATATTGCTGGGAGAAGTGGAGAAAAGATAGCTCAGAAATGGAAGGAGAAGGACTAGTCATCCCCCTTTAATACAATCTGTTAACTACATACATAAACCTCTGTCAGAGGGCTAAAATAAGGATTTAAAGGGATTTAGTGTAGTTTACCACCATTATCAAGATATGATTGTAGTTCCATCTCAGCTATAGCCTGTGTCAACAGATTATAGTTTACATTTTCCCTCTTAACCTGACCAGTTTGAACCAGAAAATCTATCCATTCATGGAATATCTGTTTAAGTGACTGACTTGTTGTATTAAATTCTAACATAAGCAACACCTTCCATATAAAAATGGAAGATGCTACTCACAAGTAGTATGAATACATAAGTCCTAGACCTCTAGTACTTAATACTACCTAAATTACGGAAGGTACTCACTTGTGTTTTCCCTTCCTAACCCATTACGTTAAATCATCTAGAATTACGAATGGAATCTTTTTTCATCTTGCACTAGGGAGCTACCCTTTGCACTAGAGAACTACCCTTATTACTCGGTTCACTCCCTAATGTATTACTCGGTTCACTCCCTAATGCTTTTTAGGTATACCCAATGGGATTTCCACCCATACTACTATTCTCTATGTTGATCTTATCACTGCTCTCTAAAAGTTTGTTTAAGTAGAGCGGAAAGTGCAAACGCCACACTTAAGTCTACAAAATAAGCATAAACAATAGCAATTCTATGAAAATCTTTTGTTAAAACATCTTATGCAGAACCATTTTGATGTTTCTTTGTAGTAATCCCATCCAGCACTTCGGTGAGACATCATATTTTCACTTATGTACAGTCTTTGACAGTCAGTACAATTGTATCTTACCTTTTCTTTTCTGTGTTTTTTAATAGAGGATATGCTTCTCTTTGAAAATTTTATAATATTGGATGTCATTCATATCTCCTTTGCCAAATGTACTGCACTCGATCATAGTTAATACGATCCCTTATTTGAGATTTTGTCCTAGGTTCTCTTAACGCTTTCTTTTCTATCTTTTTTTTTATCCTTCTTATTCTTGTTTTTAGTTTTTCCATATTGATTGTGGGTTACTCGACATAACTCGAAAGGAGGAAATAAAGTCTTTCACCCACAGTTAGCAAGGTCAAGGAGTTACCTTACTTGCTAAAATGGTACTGGACCGTCTTCCGTTTCCGAGCTTTGAGCTTTCACCTTTTCTTTTTCTTCCTTGATGGCTTTAGCTACTGGTCCTTCTATGTTATGGCTGTTGGTTTTACCCATAGGGATCAACCGTACATTTCCTGAAAATCTTCCTACCACTATGTCCGTGACATACTTGGTAACACCGTCTGTCTCATAGGAACGATACTCTATCTGTCCTGTAACATTAACGACATCACCTTTCTTGATGTACTTACCAAGACTTTCTGCTAGGTTTGAGTTCCATACAGTAATCTTGTGCCATTGTGTTTTTTCCTTGTACTCTCCGTCCTTGTCCTTGTACTTTTCATTTGTTGCCAAAGACAATGTTGCGAACTTTCCGCCCTGTGAAGTTTCCTTCACTTCAGGATCAGCTCCCAATCTTCCAGTTAATATAACAATATTCAACATATTATCCTCTCTTTACTTGTTAAACTTAATTAGTTTCTCGTCTGCCACCTTTGGCTTTTGAGAAAATTTCTCTTTCATGCTTTCAACATACTTGCTATTGTCAAACATTCCCAGAAATACATCTGCACTTACTCCAAGATGGCTGAATGCTTTTGTCAAGGCATCCGTCATAGCTTTCTTTGGAGCTTCATCATCTAGTCCACCATTCTTTTTAGTTAATGCTTGTACTGATGATACTGGTCCGTACCAATCCCAATCATACATATTTATTGTATCTCCAGTAGTGCAGAATTTTTCATGAGCTACTGACACTTCAGCAAACACTAGCGTTGGCGTGTATGTATAGCTTACCTTGTAGTTCCATCCCTTTCCTACTGGTCCAAATGTATCTGTCATTACCATGATTTGATACATGGGATCAATGGCTGTTAATGGCTTTCCAAACTTACCGAATGACTTTGTCCATCTAGGATCGGTGTGTTTTACCTTATCCCATATAAGTCTTTTGCTGTTAAAGCTGTCAATCTTCTTTTTATCCATGATTTCTCCTTATTCTAAATCAACCAATTATTCTAAACCGTACTTCTTGTCAGGCATTATTTTCATCAGTTCTATTAATTTCCATTTCCATATATTCTTCATGTCTTGATGTTTTGCTTGTTGCCATGCCTTATATAAAATGGTTGATCTTTTCCAAAATAGTTTTTTATTCATCTTTCAGATACCTCCACACCTTTGCTTGTTTGGTACTTTCATTACTCCTTGTTCTTCCTGTATCTTCGATACAGTCCTTCAGTTTCAATTCGCTGAAGCGTGGTCGTACTGACAGTATGCTGATGTTCAGGAGATTGGCTACCTCGTCAGGTGTAGCTCCGTACTCCATCTTGTTTCTTAATATCATCAGACACTTCTTGCGAATGGTCTTGGCTTGTACTGTTTCAGCACTTGCCTTTGATGTCGTGGGTTCTTTGTACCCAGCACTACTAGGATACTGAAAGTTTCTCATTTCTCTACATTTGGGTCTGAAACAAATCTTACATCTGTCTTTTCTTCGATCCCATGAAATTCCTTCCAGTTGGTAGCTACTGGTTTCTTTTTCTGAACTGCATTCCAAAAATATTTATATGCCTTCAGAAGCATTGATTGAAATTTCCTGTCTTCCAACACCTCTACATATTCATAGTGCATATTGCCAAAGAAGATGGATAGGTATGCCTTGGGTAGCTTTGATACCAACATGTAATGCTGTAGCTGGGGGTAATACTTGTCTACAAACTCCATCTTTTTCTTTGCTGAAGTATTAAATGCGTGTGTGTGCTTTGCCTCAAAGACAGCATAGTTATTGTGTACTATTCCATCCAAACTTCCATAGACATAATCATTGTACCAGATTGGTGACATTTGTATGTCTATCTTCATGTCGGTTTGCTTGGTGAACCATTCCCTATTAAACTGTTCGGTTGTTATTCCCATCTGTACTGGGAGTACATCATCTAGGTTTATTGGCTCTGCTCGTCCTGTCTTCTCGTCATACAAGTCCAGCCATTCTCCGTGAACCAGCTTGTTAGCGTCAGTTCCCCCTATTCCTGTTGGTCTGTCGAATGGTAGTTTTCTTATCTTCGTATTCTTGGTGTCGTTCTGTATAATCTCTATGTCTGTCATTTCTTTCTCTCCTCATTAGAATGTCAATCTTGTTTACCAGCTCCTTCGGAATCTGATTCTTCTCAAATTTTATTTTAAACTCATTTAAGTTATCAATTCCTATTATCCTATGCCTATAGACATAATCAATTATGCTATTTCTCCATCTTTTTGTCCTTTCGTGTGGAGGCAAAGGCTCTTTTTTGCTTCTTTTCTCCTTTAGGAAATTGTTCAGCAAACTCTGGATGGTTTTCATATTGTTTCAGATTCTCCTCTGCTTTCTTGCGAAGTTGTTTTATAAACTTGTTAAATTCCTTTTTACTTTTGAACATAGTGCTTGTCCATATGATCACCACAATACCATGATCTCATGGAATCAGGTGTAAAAATGCCATGATTGTCGCAGTCTTTCTCCTGACACATTTGATGTTTCATTCGTTCCTTCAAACTCATATTGAAGAACCACCATCCTGATATTATTATTTTCTTTTTTCTTTTAGCCACAGATTACAGTTCAATGCGTCAGCCCAGCACAAAAAGAGGTATCCTGATGGGTTTCGTATTCCTACTTCCCACTTGGATACCAGTCCTTTTGCGACACCAATGACCTCGTCAAGCTCCATTTGGGATATCTTGAGCTTATGTCTTTTTTTCACAAACTGGGGTATCAGTTGATTGTGAAACTTATTTCCAAGAGATTTTCTCACTTGGAGAAGTAATATTCAAAATTTCATTGATTTTCAATACCTTAATGGCTGATACTTTACGGTTCTTTTCATACTTTCTTCTTACTGATGATCCCTCCACATGTCGCTTGTGAGCATACTTTGTACCCTACTGTTTCTTTTTTCCTGTACATTGTATACTTTTCCCTTTGTTTCCACATGGGTTGACCAGTCCGTTGCTGTTTGAAATACTGCAAATAAATTTTC